AAGAAGGGCCGTGCAAGTGCTGCTGCAAGAAAGCGTAGAGAAGATCCAAATCCAGAGCGTAGTGGCAAAGCAATTAATGTTGCTACTAAAAAGAAAACCAATGAAGCTGACCTTAATGAAGCATGTTGGAAAGGTTACCATAAAGAAGGTAACAAAAAAATGTTTGGTAAGACTTATCCTAACTGCGTAAAAAATACAAACGAAGAACAGCAATTAGATGAAAAATGTTGGGATACACATAAGCAAGTTGGCATGAAGAAAAAAGGCGGTAAGATGGTTCCTAACTGTGTACCAAAAGAAAGTATACAAGAAGGACATCAACAATGTCCTGAATGCGGTGGTGCAATGTACTCAGAAGAAATGATTAATGAAAAGAAAGATGCTTGTTACTATAAAGTGAAAAGTCGTTACAAAGTATGGCCTAGTGCATATGCTAGCGGAGCACTAGTAAAGTGCCGCAAAAAAGGTGCAAAGAACTGGGGCACAAAATCTGAAAGCATTGATACAAAGAGTAATATTCTTAAAGGTATGGCAGAGGCAAAACTTAGAGAAGAAGAACTATTATTAGCGCCAGGTCAAGGTGTAAGATTTAAAACTGAACTAATGCCAAAGCGTACTGATCATGAAGTTGAAATGGCTCGCAATCAATTAAGATCAAGTTTTGAAAATGCAAAAGACATTTATCAAAATATAAAAGATTTAAGTGAGATACAAGGACTTGATGGTTGGGTTCAAGCAAAGATTACGAAAGCAAGTGACTATCTTGAGGCAGTAAATCAGTACATTGAAGGTAAAAAAGAGATGCTTGAAATACAAAGTGAAGTAGATCACCAAGTTGAAGAACAATATCCAGCTCAGCAATATAGTCCAAAAGGTGTGCCATTAAAACGAGCTCCTGTAGCACCAACAAATGTGCCTCAAGGTTGGCAAGCAAATACTCAGGCAGATGGTAGTACACGTATATCCAAACAAGGAAGTATGTCTAGAGACCAGTATCAACAGAATATGGCAAACTACAAAGCACAAAACTGGACTCCTCAAAATATTGCAGATTATGACAGAAGAATGGCTTCAGGTCAGGGATATTCTGATGCAGAAAAATATGCAAATTATCAAGCTGGTGTAAAAGCAAGTGGGCGTGAGGATCCTGAGACATTAGCAATGTTAATACCAGATGAAAATGTTCGTAATCAATTACAACAACCAACAAATGAAAATAATACTGACTTTGATGACAGGTCACCTCAGGACACATATATTCAAAGTAAAACTTCTTTAACCAGTAGAGATGGTGTTGATGATATTAGCAAAAGAGTGGCGTCACTAAGTACTGACAGGCACGGAAATCAACGTGTAAGAGCAATTGATACTAATAGAGATTTGGGTGATGAAGTAACAATTAATACTATGATACCAAAAGGTGTAAAAGCTAAAATAGTTCCTCAACAAGGTAATGCAAATATAGAAGAAGCAGAAAAATTATCAGCACGTGAGAAATTCAAACGTGGATTAAAACGTGCAGGATATGATCCTGATGCCGGTGCAGATAGATTATTACGATTGATTGCTAGACAAGCAGAAGAACGTAAAGAATTTGAAAGAAAACAAAAAGAACAGGATGAAGAATTCTACAAAAATAGAAAATTAAAAGAACAAGATCCTCAACCAAATAGTAATCAACAAGATCAACCAAAGTCAAATAAATTGTTTGATGTACTAAAGAGTATAGGTGATGTTGCATTACCAGTTGGCAGAGCTATTTATGGTATGCAGGGAAGAGATGTACCAGCTGACATAAAAAGTGATGTAAAAACAATGATACGAAATAAAGTTACAGGCGAGCCAAACAAATGAAATATATAGAACTATTTGAAGGTGCAGAACCACAACTACCAGGTGCACCTAGTGGTATACAAATTATGACACCGCAACAATTTGTTGCTAAAAGTCAACAAGGTCAAGAACCAACTCCTGATGAAGAAGTTGATGAAGCTACTAAACTTCCAGCAAGCACACGTGAATTAAAAGGACAAGAACTAACAGATTATCTAGACCGTATTCGCGGCACTGCTGACATTGACAAAAAGACAGGCATGCCCAAAGTAGATAAAAAGGGCAAAGAAAAGTATATCAGTGGTAAAACTAAACTAGACAAGTACAGAATGCCCTACATTCATCGTAGTGCAGTATTAGGTTTCTATTCACCTGAAGGTAAGAAGTATGACATTGATAGATTAAAAGATGCAATGAAGCAGCGTCCTGCTAAGTTATTAAAGCAGAATGAAAAAATGAAACATAGTAATGGAGAACTAGAACAATTCTTCAATATTGGTTTCGCTGCATTAGTTGGTTCTGCTGTTGATGAAACAACAAACGAAATTATTATTGTTAACACTTGTCCTGGCGCAGGATCATGTAAAGTAGATTGCTTTGCTATGAAGGGTGGTAAAATTCAATATGATGGTCCTTGGTTAAGTGATGCACGTATTCTTACTTACTTACTAAATGACCCTGAAGGATTTAAAGCGCAACTTAATAGTGAAATTGCAAAAGAGGCAAAAGCAGGTGCAACATACAAAAAAGGTCCATACAGTGTTTCTATTCGTTGGCATGATGCAGGTGACTTTTTCAGTCCTGAATATTTAGGACTAGCATTTGATATTGCAAAAGCCAATCCTACAGTTAAATTTTATGCTTATACAAAAATGGCTAGTGCTGCTCTTGCTCAAAAGCCAGATAATTTTATTATCAATTGGAGTGAAGGTGCTCACACTAGTCAAGAAAAACAAGTAAAAGCGGCTGATCCTAATTTAGAGCGTACAAAGAACTCACGTATTGTACCAGAAAAATTATTCTGGGACTTGTTAGTAAAAGACGAAAAAGGTAATTTAGTTAAGGGCAGCGAAGGACAATGGCAAGTTCAACCTGATAAATTAAAAGAGTTAAAACAAAGATTAGGGCAAGCATATGGTATTAGTCCAAGCTCTATTCTATCATACGATGAATATACATCAAGACCAAAAACAGGTGGAATGAAATACAATGTTATTGTTGCGCCAGGTGAAGGTGATATTAGCGCAAACGATCTTGGCGTGCTAAGTACATTATTATTGAGACATTAAAATGCTATCAGACAATTTAAAAGTATTACTAGCAAGTACACAAAGCTTTGCAATTAAATCACAAAACTTTCATTGGAATATTGAAGGTAGTGATTTTCCACAATATCATGAATTTTATGATAATCTTTATAATGATGTTCACGATACTATAGACAGAATCGCTGAGTACATAAGAATATTAGGTCATTATACACCTGGAAGTTTACAGCGTTATGGTGAACTAACTATTATTCCTGATCAAACAAAAATTCCTAGAGCAGAATTAATGTTTATGGAAACATTAAGTGACATTGAAAGAATGCTTGAATTAATTATACCAATGTTCGATGAAGCAACTAATGAAAGACAACAAGGTATTGCAAACTTTTTAGCAGAGTTACAAGACTTGTATGGCAAGAAAGCTTGGTTCATTCGTAGTATTCTTAAACGTGAAAGAGCATAATGGATCCAAACACTAATCCAGATGATGATCGCCCAGTTGTTCCTTACGGAGAACACTAATGAAAGCCAAAGAGTTTTTAGAAAAAATTAACAAATATTCAGCTAGAGTCAAAGTAAAAGCTGGAGGCAACTCTACGACAGTAAATACTGTTGTGTTTGCTGATAACGCATCACAGGCACGTGCGTTATTACAAGCAGCATATGGTGATAATAGCGTAATTTCATTAGACAAGTTGAGTTAATTTATGATTGCAGAAATGGTTATTTGGGGTTTCTTTAGTGCAATGGGTTGGATGGCAGCTAATTGGACAGTGGATCAAGTAATTCAAGAAAAGAAAAAAGAAAAAGAAGAACAAGTTTGTTCTGATTGGAAAGAAGAAAAAATGCCAGACGGCACTATTCACAGATCAAGAACTTGTAATACAATAAAGGCTTCACCTTAGGACCGTGAGGGCGCGGCTGCTGCGCTATCCAAAGGAGTCGTGCCCAGAGGGTTTAAGTGAGCATTAATCTATGACAGAAATCTTATATACACTTATCTGCACACATATTACAATCGTGTGCGTAACACTTTTCTTACATCGTAGCCAAGCACATAAAGGAATAGAGTTCAATCCTATCGTAAGTCATTTTATGCGTTTTTGGTTATGGCTTACAACAGGCATGGTTACTAAACAATGGGTAGCTATTCATCGTAAACATCATAGATTTTGCGAATCAGAGGGCGACCCACATAGTCCAGTTACATACGGCATTTGGCGTGTACTATTCAAAGGAGCATTACTTTATAATGACGCAAGCAAAGATAGTGAAATGGTTAATAGTTACGGTGTTGGGACTCCTGATGATTGGATCGAGCGCAATGTATACACTCCTCACAGCAGACTTGGCATTAGTATTCTCCTTGTGTTCAACCTCATTGTCTTTGGTTGGCTGGGCGCCATAATATGGGGCATACAAATGATATGGATACCCTTTTGGGCTGCAGGAGTAATTAATGGTATTGGTCATTGGTGGGGCTATCGTAATGGTGAAACTAAAGATCAAAGCAGAAACATTAGCCCTATAGGGTTTATCATAGGCGGAGAAGAATTACACAACAATCATCATTTAGATCCTGCTAGTCCTAAATTAAGTAATCGTTGGTATGAACTTGACATCGGCTGGATATATCTACATATTTTACGTTTTTTCAAATTAGCTAAACTACGTACATAGCCAAATACGCATAAATACTAATTATGCGCATTTCAGACTTTAGAATTCACAACACACAAAAACTAGACCGTATTCTTGCAAAGTTATGCGAGATGATTATTGACGGACAAAAACGTGACCCTGACTACTATGGTATGGTAGCAGCGTGTGTACTTGATACACAAGACGAGGCCGTTTGTGCAGTCAATTATCAAAAAGGTGACCAGCGAGTTCACGCCGAAAAAGCAGCAGTTGAAAAGTACATGAATCAATATGGAGACATCCCTGCAGGAAGTATTATAATTACCACACTAAGTCCATGCAGTGAGATGATGAGGGAACGCTACGGAGACGATTGCACAGACTTAATAGAACAGATAGGAGTGCATAAAGTATACTGCGGATATGAAGATCCTACACAAGATGACAGTAGTAACTATATGCATAAGACATTTCATGTCATGTGTACTAGAAACGACAAAATCAAAGAACTATGTAAGTCCTTTGCAGATACTTTCTTAGAAAAAGAAAAGATAGCAGAGCATAAGCAAATAATGGAAGCAGTATTAAAAGTGAATACTGAAGAAATGGTTCCTAAATTTGTTGAGTGGTCTAGACGAGTATTGAAGCTCAAAACTAATCCCGAAATAGAATTAAGTTATGATACTGAAGAAGCACAAAAAGGACATCATACTGGTCGTCATACTACAGATGACAACAAAGTATGGGTTTATGCAAAGAATCGTAACTTAGTGGATATATTAAGAACAGTGTTTCACGAATTAGTTCATGTACGCCAAGGTGAGTTGAATATGATTAAGCCAGGTGATAGTTATCCTGGTAGTCCTATTGAGCGTCAAGCAGATGAAATGGCTGGAAAGTTTATAAAGATATTTGGTGAAAAGCACCCTGAAATTTTTCAATAACATATAGGAAAACATGACAGAATCTATATTCAAAAAATATGATAGAACCAAGCGCAGAAATAATTTAGGAAAAGACCTTGTGTTTTATGAAAGTGACAAATGGACAGCCTTAGCACCATTGGATGAAAATTCATTAATATATCATTATCATGTAGCTAAAAATTGTTTATCTGCACCAGAAATGTTTCCGGAAATGTTTAGAAACGTAAGATCAATTGGGCAGGTTGGAATGTTATATCCAAAAAATCCAACACACGAATATGAAAAATATGAGTTTCACTTTTATTATCATTTAATACCAAATTTTTTGTTAAGGTATTTAAAAGAAAAAGGGGCTTTTACTGCAGGATTGAAAAACAAATTATTAGAAAACGATTTTAGTGAACAAGATATAGAAAATATATTAGATGTAAATTACAGTACGACAAGCGAACAAGAATATAAAATTTGGACATTGACATTTGATATAAAGGATGATGATTTAAGGCCTATTTTAGAAATTTTAAATCTAGAAAATCATAATATAATTTCATTATCTGAGTTGATGGATCCAGTAAAATTATTTTCAAATTCCTATCTAACCTTTTCAAAAGAATTCTTAGAAGGTAACAATTTACAGAAACGAGGACCTAGTAATTTACAAGGAACTTTTTATTCAATTAAAGAGCTGAAAGAACTTTTACAAGATGAATACGAAGTTATATTAGCAAAATATTTTGAATCATTTCCTAATTGTGAAAAACAATATGAGATGTACAGTTTTTATGATAGTATGCAGTAAAATATGAAAGCAAGTGAATTTATAACAGAGTTATATGAACCAAAAACTAGTTTTCCATTAAACTGGTATCCAAGTCACCACCCTAGCGAAGCATCAGCTAGAGCATATGATAGGAACAAAGGTTACATAGATATTAAATTCACTCCAATATTAGGTTCCGATGATATGGTTGAAGTAGAATTTAGTCGCAATGATAGTTATGACATGACTGGTGGCGGTGATGCTAACAGGGTATTAGGAACAGTATTACAAGCATTTCGAGAATACCTACAAGGTTATCAACCTAAAATACTAGTGTTTAGTGCAAAGGGTGCAAGCCGTAGTAAAGTGTATCAGAATTTAATAAAACGATTTGCAAGTACTGTAGGTTACAAACAATTTGATATCAGTAAATTAAGTCCAGAAACACAAGAAAAAATTGCCTTTAGTGGTAGTGATCTTATGGTATTAAGAAAATCACTGGTTAAAGAAGATATTAAACCTAGAACATATGCAGGTAACGTGCAGGCGGGTAATTATTTAGTTAAAATAGATCAACATCTTGTAGATAGAGCAGTTGAAAGAAATGTTCCACAGCATGAAATTATAAGCACAATGAATAAATTAAGTAAAGCCAAAGCTAAACTTAAAACTTTAGCTCCCGGTGAAAGTTTTTATATTCATGATAACACCAATGGTTTGTATGTATTATTTTATACTTTAGATTCTGATAGAAAAGTTTATATAGCCAGAACAGTTTGGCCCCATAAAAAGAAAGATAGTGTTTTACCGATTATTCAGGTGGCATGATGAGAGCAAACGAATTTTTAATTGAGGGCAACTGTCTATATAAAGAAGATGAACTAGAAGAAATGGCTGGTGAGATTCATGGTGGAGTTCGTAAAGCACTAATAGATCAAGGCTACAAATATTTAGGTAGTGGGATTGATAAACAAGCATACTTAGAACCAAGTACAGGTCAAGCATTAATTATTTTTGGTTATAGAAAGAATATTGATGATTTCAGTCCTGATCAAAGAATGTTTATTGATTGGATTAAGTATTGCAATGCTAATAAAAATAATCCAAATTTACCAAAATTTAGTGGCTTTGAAAGTTTTAAATTCCATGGCAAAAATTATATACAAGCTAGAATGGAACCATTGCAAGAAGTAACCGATCAAGTAAAGAACCTTGTAAATTATCTTGAAACTGTAATAGATGAGATATCACAAGGTGACATAAATGCTGCCTTTGAATATTTGGCAAAAAAAGGTTATTATGATGAAAAAATAGACTACTTTAGACCTTACACAGTAAAACAAGTTGTAGATTATTTAGGCGGGCTAAAACGAGCAAAAAACTTACTGCAAACTGTGCATGATGTTGCGGTGTTTGGCGCAAAAAACAATTATAACATAGATTTACATTCTGGTAATTATATGAAACGAGCTAACGGAACTATTGTAGTGAACGATCCTTTTGTAATATGGTTGAGATCATGAGAGCAAATGAATTTTTAATTGAAGGCAATCGTTTGTATCATGCTACCACTCCCCAAGGTTTCAGAGGTATGTTAAAAACCGGTTACATCTTACCGAGCAGTCCAGAAATACAACACGGTTGGGGATTTGGTGCCACAGGAATCGATGATGGCACTATAAGCATGACCCGTGACCCACGTTATTTGGTGTTTGATATTGTAGACACACAAATCATCTTAGATCGTGAGGCACTACAGCGTCATCATAAAATCACGCCATATGGCAGTGAAGGAGAATTTGAAGAACGTGTTACTAAAGCTATTCCCTTTACTAATGTATATGTTAAAAAGGTTATCTTCCTTGACGAAAGACCTGGGCCCAAAACACTAAGAAAATTAAAAGATTTAGGAATTCCTTATATCACTAAGTGGCCTGATAATCCGATAGATCGATATAGGATGTATAAATGAGAGCAAATGAATTTTTAGTAGAATACAAGCGGGACGTAACTATACAAAAGTTAGGTCAACCACTATATCAAAAAATGATTAATGATAGAACCGTACAAAGAATATACGGTGATGACCCATTACAAAATATTGATCCAAACGAAATAATTGAGTTTGGTATTGATAGATTTCAAGAGGCTGACCCTACACCCAATAAACAATTTGTACCTTGGTTAGTAAGACTATACGCAAAAGACCCTACATTTAAGTTTGAAGATGTACTAAGTCAAGTTCATCCTTACTTAGAAAAGTTTTATAAATTAAACATGCGTAAGAAAATTCCTAGTCCACGCAATGATGTAAATCGTTATGCAAGCTTTGCAGATTTTATGGGCGTAATGGATGAATATGAAGATCCTGATAAAGTAGAACTAAAAGATAAAGGTCGTGCATTTACATTATATGATGACGAAAATTGGCGTGTTATAGTTCCACAAAACGAAGCAGCATCGTGTTACTATGGTCAAGGCACACGTTGGTGCACTGCTGCTACAAAAGCAAATAATATGTTTGAATATTATGAAAGTATAGCTCCATTACTTATTGCAATACCAAAAAAGCCTAAATATCCCGGAGAAAAATATCAACTACATTTTGGTATATCTATTGATGATAATCCAGTGAAAAGTGATTCTGATGCTTTAGATTATGCGAGCCAATCAAGTGATTATGCCGGTTACGATTGGAGTGATTACCTTAGTAGTGATGATGTAGATATTGATTTTGAATACGGTCAAATAATGGATGAACGAGATAATCCTGTAGCAGGTCCTACCATTATTACAAGAATGGGTGATAGTTGGGAAAATATGCTAAATGCGTATGTTCAAAAATTCCCTAAACATCAATGGCAACTAGAAAAGAATTTAGAGCAACTGGATACAGGGTTTATTTAAATCCAAATTAGTTGTTTATTTTACACATCTATGCTATACTATATAGATGATCAAATTACTCTTTCCCTTACCCAAAAAGTTAGTTGTCGCATTCAGCGGCGGCGTGGATAGTGTAGCCGTTGCTGATTTCTTGCGTAGGAAACATGATGTAACATTAGCATTCTTTCATCATGGTACAAAAACAAGTGATTGGGCACATACTTTTGTGCAAGACTTTGCTGGTGCAAGAGAGTTGCCACTGGTAGTTGGACATTTAACTAAACCATATCCTGATGGTGTAAATAGTCAAGAGTTTTGGCGCGATGAACGGTATAAGTTTTTAGAGTCATTTAAAGATCCAGTTGTTACTGCGCATCATTTAGATGATTGCGTAGAAACATATATTTGGTCAAGTCTTCATGGCAATCCAAAAGTTATTCCGTCACAAAGAAACAATGTATTACGCCCATTCTTAACTACATCAAAGAGTGATTTTCGTGATTGGGCAGAAAGACACGATTGTGGTTGGGTTGAAGATATGAGTAATACTGACACTAAATATATTCGCAATTATATTAGACATGAACTGATGCCGCATGCATTACATGTTAATCCAGGATTACACAAACTTGTAAAAAAAATTATTTTAGAAAAGGATAAAAAATGAATTTGACAGATTTTTTACTGATAAAACACGCTTATAGAGAAGTTTTTGAGCCTTCTCATAGGTTTTCCTATCCATGGAACGAGGCTTTCGTAGATAATACAAGAAGTATTACTTATAAAGATTTATATGAAGAAACTCAAAGATTCGCAAAAGTGTTGCAAAATAGAGGAATTAAATCTGAGGATCACATTGCATTAATTTTGTCAGACAAAATAGAGCTAGCAGTTTGTATATTATCTTTATGGTATATTGGGGCAGTACCGGTGCTTTTAAATTTACGTGATTCAGAAAAAGTATTAGAAACACAATGTGAATTGACTGATGTAAAATTAACAATAGATGAAAATAACATTAATGATTTATACGCACTTGTAGGTTCAACAGACAAATTGATTAAATCAGTATCAAAAAATGTTAATGATTTAGGAATTATATTTTTTACATCAGGTGCAACAGGACACGGTAAAGCTGTTATGCATACTATTGGAAATTTGTTGAATTTTAGTAATTCAACAATTTACTCACGTTTGTCTCATCCTGCAGAGAGAATTTACGTGGTGCCGAAGATGTTTTCTGCATATGGGTTTATGACAAAATTTTTGTGTCCTTTGTGGGGAGGAGCAAAAGTTTATTTAGATTCTGAAATGAATACTCCTTTAAGAATTAAACATAACATTGAAAACTTTAAACCCACCACCTTTTGGGCTTTTCCAGTTATTTACGCACAACTGTTAGGTAAATTGAGTGACATAAACCACATGAAGTGTTACAGTGCGGGTGACATTTTACCTCAAAAAGTTTTAGATGCATGGTTAGCAACTACTGGACAAGGTATTACAAATATTTATGGATCGACAGAATTTTTTATGATTTCTAGTAACAAAACAGGGAAAACTACCAATTTAGGTCCTCCTGCCCCTGAATTTCAAATTAGAATTGTTGATAACAATGAACAACCTGTACCAAACGGTACACCAGGGACGTTAGAAGTAAAAAGTTTTTTTTGCACGACAGGTTATTATAAAGATGAATACTGGACCAAGCAGATGTTTTCAAATGATGGTTGGATGAGAACAAATGATATTGTTTACTTGGATGCAGAAGGTAATTTAAATCATTTAGGAAGAAGTAAGGAGGTAATTAAAACGGCCCGCGGATGGATAAATCCAAGTGAAATTGAAAATGTTCTCATCTCTCATGAAGCAATAGAACAAGCAGCAGTAATTAGTGTTGAAGGAGACAATGGTATAGATCGAATAGAAGCTTATCTAGTTCCTGCACCGAACACTAATTTAAATACAATTGATCCTAAAGTTTGGGTAAGAGAAAATTTAAATAAACACAGTGTACCATCGACAATACACATTGTAGATAGTTTACCTAGAACTACCACTGGTAAATTACAAAGATTTAGATTAAAAGAAAAAATTGCATAATAAAATCCCCGAAAGGGGATTTTATATGGGCACATTAGATACGAAAAATACTTGCATATTTTGTTACAAGCCTATATACTAAGTATCTTTCTTATTAAGGATAAACATGGACAACAGAACCTTTTCCGCAGAACAAAAACTAAAGCTTACCCAATTAATTAATGAAGGTATGCAAGTTATGCAAGAAGTAGAAACATTAAATGGTGGTCTTAGTGACACTATCAAAGCAGTAGCAGAAGAACTAGAAGTAAAACCAAGCGTACTCAAAAAAGCTATCCGTGTAGCACACAAAGCAGAATTCGGCAAAACACAACAAGAACAAGAATTACTAGAAACTATTCTCACTACTGTAGGTAAAACACTTTAATGAGTTATGTAGACGCGGTTCATGACCGTGATAGTGATAAAATATTTGTAGTAGAAAGAACCCCAGAAGGTAAACGAGCCTATCGTGAGTATCCTGCAAACTATGTATTTTACTACAGCGACCCTAAAGGTAAATATCGTAGCATCTATGGTGATCCAGTGAGTCGCTTCAGTTCACGTAAGCGAGGTGAATTTGAAAAAGAACGCAGAATACAAAATAGCAAGAAACTATTTGAAAGTGATATCAACGTAGTTTTTCGCTGCCTTAGTGACAACTACTTAAATGTAGAGCCACCAAAACTTCACACATGCTTCTTTGACATTGAGGTTGACTTTGATCCTGAAAAAGGTTTTAGCCCAACAACTGATCCCTTCAACCCAGTAACAGCAATTTCATTGTATTTAGATTGGCTAGATCAATTGATTACTCTGTGTATTGCACCACGGCACATGAGTGATGAAACTGCATGGGAAATAACAAAGAAATTTGAGAATACATTGTTATTTAAATCTGAAATTGAAATGTTTGAAACATTCTTTCAACTCATTGAAGATGCAGATGTCCTTACTGGTTGGAACTCAGAGGGATACGATATTCCATATATGGTAAATCGTGTTACCAGAGTGATGAGTAAGGATGACACCCGTAAGTTTTGTCTGATGGGTCAATTGCCTAAGGCAAGAACATATGAACGATTCGGTAAAGAAGAACAAACGTTTGACTTAATCGGTCGTATACATATGGACTATTTGCAATTGTACAAAAAGTACAATTACGAAAGTCGCCATAGTTATAAACTAGACTTTATCGGTGAGATGGAAGTCGGTGAAAACAAGACACAATACGAAGGCACACTTGATCAATTATATAATAAGGACTGGGAAAAGTTCTTAGAGTATAATCGTCAAGATACGATGTTATTGGTTAAGATTCACAACAAACTAAAGTTTTTAGATTTAGCTAATGCACTTGCACACGAAAACACTGTACTGCTCCCAACAGTAATGGGTTCTGTTGCAATGATTGAGCAAGCAATTTTCAATGAAGCACACGAAAGAGGTTTAGTAGTTCCAGATAAATCACGAAAGGATCACAATGATGAACAAACCGCAGCAGGTGCCTATGTTGCTACGCCAAAAAGGGGAATGCACGAATATGTCGGAGCAGTTGATATTAACTCGCTCTATCCCTCGGTGATTAGAGCCCTCAACATGGCGCCAGAAACCATCGTCGGTCAAGTTAGACAAACCCTCACAGAACAATACATGAGAGAAAAAGGCAAGCTATTAGCTAGCCAAAAGAAAAGATACAAAGAAGGTGACGATGATGTTACTGGAGCTATTTTGTGGGAAGGATTGTTTGGTGCACTAGAATACACTGCTATCATGAATCAAGAACGCGGTACTATGTTAACCGTTGATTTTGAAGATGGTCGCAGTGTTGAAATGAGTGCTGCTGAAATATGGAAGATGATATTTGATAGTCATAAGCCATGGATGTTAAGTGCTAATGGTACAATCTTTACTTACGAACAAGAAGGCGTGATTCCCGGATTGCTCACACGCTGGTATAGTGATCGTAAGGAAATGCAGAAGAAACTAAAAGAATCAACAACAGACTATGATAAAGAGTATTGGGATAAGCGTCAATTAGTCCGAAAGATTCTACTCAACTCTGCATATGGTGCACTATTAAATGAACACTGTAGATTCTACGATAAACGAATTGGTCAAAGTGTTACACTAAGTGGTCGTCAAATCACTAAACATATGATGAGCCAAATCAACGAATGTATTGCTGGAGAATATAATCATGACGGATCTGCTATTGTATACGGTGATACTGATAGTTGCTATTTTAGTGCATTACCTATATTGAAAGACGATATTCAAAAGGGTGATGTGCAATGGGATAAAGACCTTTGCATTACATTATATGATAATATTGCCGATCAAGTAAACGACAGCTTCCCTGCATTTATGGAACGTGCATTTCATGCTCCAAGAAAGAATGGTTCTATTATTAAAGCTGGTCGTGAATTAATTGGGGAACGCAGTATCTTTATCACTAAGAAACGTTATGCTATTAACATCTACGACAAAGAAGGTAAGCGTAAAGATGTAAATGGTAAATCAGGTCAAATTAAAGCAATGGGTTTAGATTTGAAACGTGCAGACACACCTAAATATGTACAAGACTTTCTAATGAATGTGTTAGAACGTGTACTTGATGGTGCAGGCCGTGATGAAGTAGTCGCAATGGTAAAAGAGTTTAAAAATTACATGAGCGAACAACCTAGTTGGACTAAAGGTAGTCCTAAAGGCGTGAATAATCTCACCACATACGGTGAGAAGGAAAAGGCACAAGGCAAAGCAAACATGCCTGGGCATGTAAGAGCAGCACTAAACTGGAATACATTACGTCAAGCTAACAGTGACAATTACAGTCAAAAGATTGTTGATGGCATGAAGATTGTTGTATGTAAACTTAAGCCAAATCCATTAGGATATACTAGTATTGCA